TGCAGATAACAACCTTGTCCGGTACAACGGTGTATCCGGTACATCTATACAAACTAGTTTGGCTTCTATCAGCGATACTGGAATATTATCAGCAACATCATTCAGCGGTATAGGAACAAGTCTAACAGCATTAAATGCTAGCAACTTAGCAAGTGGTACAGTTCCTAATGCTAGATTTCCTGCTACGCTGCCTGTTGCCAGCGGAGTAAACTTAACAGCATTAAATGCTAGCAACTTAGCAAGTGGTACTATGCCAGATGCTAGATTCCCTGCTACGCTTCCAGTAGTAAGCGGAATAAACTTAACAGCATTAAATGCTAGTAACTTAGCAAGTGGTACTGTGCCAGTTTTGAGGTTAGGCACTGCTGGAACTAGAGATACTACCACGTTCTTGAGAGGCGATAATACTTGGACAACCGTAGCTGGCGGTGGCGCACAATCAGATAGTTTTGCAACAATAGCAGTAGCAGGACAGACTAGTGTTGCAGCAGATTCAGCTACTGATACGTTAACACTAGTCGCTGGCACCGGTATCAGTATAACTACAGATGCAGGCACAGACACTGTGACTATTACTAACAGTTCTAGCTCTGCTAATGCTTTTGCAACTATTGCAGTTACCGGACAAAATGATGTAGTAGCAGATAGTGCTACTGATACGTTAACGATCTCCGCTGGTACAGGTATTAGCATAACTACAAATGAGAGTACAGACACAGTAACTATTACAAGTACAGTAGCCTCTGGAGCCACTGCATTTACAGGATTAAGCGATTCGGCCGGCGCAACTATAGATCAAATCTACTTACCAGCAATGACAATGTTGTTAGTAACAAATAACGGAGCATCGGCATATAGATTTGATCAATACGGATCTACTGATAACCCAACAGTATATGCAATTACAGGAATGACTATTGCTTTTAATTTAAATGTAAGCGGCCATCCTTTCCTAATACAAACACCAGGCGGTATAAATTATAATACTGGATTAATTCATGTATCAACTGGTGGTACAGTATCAACTGGAACTAATGCACAAGGTAAGGTTTCTGGAACATTATATTGGAAAGTACCATCGGACATATCAGGTGGATACCGATATCAGTGTAGCGTACACGGCTCAATGGTAGGGCTGATTACTGTTAAAACTATCTCTACTCTTTAAACTTTAGAATTATTACCCGTTAACTATTCCCCAGTATCCTGGAGCGTACTCGCCTTCAAATGCTTTCATCCATTGAGTACCGTCCCAGCGATATTGGATACCTGTACGATAGTTTTGAATATAAGTTGGAACAGTAGCAGTAGCAGGATCCCAAACTTCAACCCAGTTAGTGCCGTTCCATTCAATAATACTGTTGGCTTTGATAACTGGGTCACTAAGGTCGAGATTCTTCCAGCCATCGGGTCCATCTGCATTTGCACTATTAGGATTGACATCGTCTAACATTAGATATCTAATCTCAGGTATATTTGCCTGTCCGTTAAATGTAGTAACAGGATTGAATCTATAAGGATCAATGATTGCATCTACATAAGTTTTGCCTGCAATAACAGTATTAGAAATTTGGTTAGGATCGTCTGCAAACGACACAGTTAGAATAGTTGGATCAGTAGGGTTAATATCAAATGTGCCTACCATGTCAAAGCCGCTAGCCTGCTTAAAGAAAATATGGTCTCCAGCTTTAAACCCACCGGTAGCTGATAACAAACTATTCCAATCAACTGGTTCACCTAACTTGAATGCTTTTTGATCTAACCCTTGTGCAATAACAGCAGCACCTGGATTGACTAGTGTAAGATCGTAAATATTATCACTGATATTACCAGTATTAGATTTAAACAATAGTACACGAAAGCGCAACGGATTAGTCTGGAAAGATCCCTTATCCCGATTAAATGCTAAATCTTCAAGATTAACAATATCACCGGCTTCTGTGAACACATTAGCAATAACTGATCTAACCACGCCTAACTTCTTGACCTTGGCTGGCGGAGATAACCATATAGGCATATCGAACTCAACAGAACAAATGTCAATGTCACTGTCAGTGCCTTGTGGTATTGTTCTAGAACTAAAATTAGTTGTCTTTATATTTAGAACGCTTAAACTAGTCCAATCAATATAGTTGTCCGTTGTTTGTAACTCAAGACTAGGATTAAACAATACCATAATCTGTTCAAATAATTGTAACTTTTGATCAGTGTTACTGGTCCAGATGTCTGCTTTCATAGACAGTGTGAACGGAGTAGGCATTAGCCGTTCGACGGTATAGTTGCCGCCTTGTGCATTTTGATAATCAATTGTACCGTCGATATCGTCATATCTACGTTCTCTAATATTAACCTTACTAACAAACGTAGCATCACTCATCCGACTCATATCCATGTCAACGCCACTGATATAACAGGCAATGCGAGGAACGGTAGACATTTTGTTTTCGCTGTTATCTTTAATAATACTAGCAACTTGCCTGGTCATATCTCCGTACAGCACCGGAACACTTAATTGATTGCCTTCTCCGTCTTGATACTTAAATCCTATAAACACACGCATGAATTGCGTTACATATCGTCTTATTTGTCCGTCATAAAAATAGTCGATGATTATACAGTAGCGTTAGCCACAGCCTCCTTAGTTAACCACACTCTTTTACCATCTATAACTTTCCAAGTTTTTCCAGTATAGTGCTGTGCTTTTAAATGTGCTTCTCGTTTTTTTTGTTTATTTTCTTCGGAACAGATTTTTCCTTTCATAGGCCCGCCATCTTTCCTTTTCCATCCGCTATCTCTTCCTTCTAATCTTCTCTGTAAATGAGCAGCTTTTTGAGCATCACTCATCCGTTGTTTACTCTCTTCAGAATGTAGCTTGTTGCCACCTGCTTGTCGAATATTAAACCCATTGTTAATAGAATCGTATTGATTCACATATTTTTCCTCTAACAAGTTTAATTCTTCCAAAGATTTCGCTTCTGCAATAACTTCAAATATAAATGATTCTGATCCGTATTTTTTTAAAGCATTGTGAAAGTGATATGTTCTTGGAGTATTCCTACTATCGGCAATATGTTCAAGCCGACGCCGATTTGGATTTTGTATAGTTTGCCCTATATACGCTCTTCCGCTTTCGGTATGTATAAATTTATAGATATACATTATACATCCGCCTGTGGTCTAAGCGCCTTGCTAAGGCTTTGTTTCTCTTCAACAGTATGCCCGTCGATGACTGCTGTATTTGTATTGTTAATAAATGTACCTTTCTGTGTTTGACGAACATCTTTACCTTCAAATGTATCGCCAACTCCGGTATCGCTAGCACCTAGATTGTTCATAGTCATACGCTGTATATCTTCCATCTTAACCCATCTTGTTCCGTTGAACCTAAACAGTCTGTTAGGCATGTAATCTTTTCTTAGGCAATACTGTCCGTCTACGCCTGACAGTGGAAATGCAATGCCAGCAGTAAACGGCGCGCCGTTTGAAGGAATGCCATCTCCTGTTAGGTAACCTTGGTAGCCATTGCCCTTGGCAGTTTGTAACATTGTGCTAGCTGTTGGCCCAACATATATTGGGTCGTTGTTGGCATCAAACAACAAGTTGCCATTAGCATCAGTGGCCTGCGTTTGCAAGCTAGCATCAATAGTTTCATTGTCAACAGTTACTAGATCAGCATTTCCGTTTTCATCCAGTTGAACAGTCCAGAATTTAGTAGTATCGTATCCGCTCTTAGGAGCATCTGCTTCTGCTTGGTTAAGAACTGCTTGGGTAATCTGCATTTCTTTTTCATACGTAGACATAATGTCACGTAAGGTAGTGGTAGTATCGTTACCATCTCCGTCAGCGAGACCGTTGAGAATGTCTTTAAATTCTTGACTGTCTACTAGTGGTTTACATTTAGCACGATATAGGTGCGGATACCAAGTTACTGAATATCCTTCCGCTGCACGATTGACTTCCTCAACAACGTAAAAACGTTTTAGAGCAAACTGCAAATCGTTAAGTGCATACTCGTCTTTTAAGTGCGGTAGCTCAATTACATCGCCCGACATAATTTTACGTCCAAGTTTTTCGACAGTATCGTTAATATGAAACGTCATGAATACTGTGTCATTTTGTAGAAATAGACCAAACTGACTTAGGTTAAAGTCAATGTCTTGAATATTATAAACACCTCGCAGCCTATATATATCCGGATCATACTTACGATCTCTATTTTCTAAGAATAGTAAATCTTGTATTTGTAAAGGATTGTCTGTGGTATATGCAGGAGTTGTCGGAGTAACTTCACTGCTAGAACCAGGTCCTATATACTTGTGAACAAGTACATCGACTCCGCCGACTTGGAACATTTCCCAAACGGTTTTATCGATGAATTTAAAATCATTGCCCTTTTGGGCGCGGTAGAGGCTTAATCTTGGCATACTATATTTACCGTAACGATAAATACTTGTATGAGCCAAATAGATATTACCAAACAAAGCGTTTACGACTACTGTAAAGCCATGCTGGGTGACGGCATGATTGATATAGAGCTAGATCCTATCCATTACGAAACTGCGCTAACACGCAGTTTAGCAGTATTTCGACAACGTGCAGATAATGCTGTTGAAGAAAGTTACATCTTTTTGAATCTTGAAGAAGATCAAAACGAGTATATTTTGCCAAAAGAAATACAGGTTGTCCGACAGATTTATCGTAGAACTATTGGTTCGCGCACAGGCGGAGGAAGCGGCGGTACCGTATTTGAACCGTTTAACTTAGCCTACACAAATACCTATTTGTTATCATCAACAAACATGGGTGGGCTAGCAACATACGAACTGTTTGCAGGCTATCAAGAAATGGTTGGTAAGATGTTTGGATCTTTTATTAACTTTAATTGGAATCCACAAAACCGTAAACTAACAATTCATCAACGTCCTCGCACTCAAGAGTCAGTTATGTTGTTGGTTTATAACGTCAAACCTGATCACGCAATTATCGAAGATACGTATGCAGGACAATGGATTAAAGATTACACCCTTGCTAATTGCAAAATGATGCTTGGTCAAGCCCGTGAAAAGTTTGCCAGCATTGCAGGTCCGCAGGGCGGCACAGCGCTTAACGGGGCAGCAATGAAAGCTGAAGGACAATCTGATATGGATAGACTAAGTGAAGACCTTAAGACTGGTATTACTACACAAGGTTGGGGATGGGTGATCGGATAATGAAAGCTAATGAATTTATTTTTGAAGATGACGAAGAGTTATATACTGAAACTGCTAAAATGGTTTGGGGTGTTGGCAAGCACACTGCTCGTGGCGGCACAACTAAATTAAAATTCCGTTGTTCATCAGGACCAAGGAAGAGCCGACAAGTTAGTCATCCATCAAAATGCCACCAGCCTATGGATATGGCACAGGCCCAGAAGATGAAAACTACTAGAGCACGTACTGCTCCTCAAGCAGCTAGAAGAACTCAAAGAACTAAATCTATCAATACTGCAAGTGTATTAGCTAATAGATTGAACACTAACAAACCAAAACAACCAAAACCTTATAGATAGGTTGACCCTATATCATTATTATAGTATAATTGTCGTATAGGAGATAGTTATGATTATAGGTGTATGCGGGTTCTTAGAAAGGCCCACAACTGGTAGAACGCTGATTAACAGCGCTGACATCTATACTGCTGTTAGCAATCCATCGTTAAGATGACAATTTTTTGCAGTTCGTGATCCGATATACCACATACTAGTTGGTATATGCTTCCATTTATAAACAAATGCTTGAGATTGGTAATCTTTCATGACTTTGTATTTATAATTATGGTTGACAAGTATATAAAAGTGTAATATAATATGAAAAAGGAAAAAACTTATGGCTATAATTGGGGTAGTGGGATTTATAGGCAGCGGCAAAGATACTGTTGCGGATTATCTCGTAAATTTTCATCGGTATCGTAGAGAGAGCTTTGCATCAACTCTTAAAGATGCAGTGGCAGCAGTATTTGGTTGGGACCGAACTATGCTAGAAGGTCGTACTAAGGAAGCTCGCGAATGGCGAGAACAAGTAGATCCGTGGTGGGCAACTCGCCTAGCAATGCCTACACTAACTCCTCGTTGGGTTCTCCAATATTGGGGTACAGAAGTATGCCGCAAAACATTCCATGACGATATCTGGATCGCTAGCTTGGAAAACAAACTCCGTCTAAGTAAAGATAATGTAGTAATTAGTGATTGTAGATTTCCTAATGAAATTCAAAGTATTCGAAATGCAGGTGGTAAGATTGTCTGGGTACAACGTGGAGAATTACCTGATTGGTATCAAGTGGCTCTCGACGCAAACACAGGCCGCAATTATGCAATTCAAGAATTAAAGATGCGAAAAATTCATGCTAGTGAAACAGCATGGGTGGGCACAGACTTTGACGCTGTTCTAGACAACAATCATACTATTGACGCATTGTACAAGCAGGCCGCTTCAATAGTCAGCGATGAGGTCACCCTGCTTCCAGGCAATTCCTTCTTTGCCTAGTACTTGAGCACAGTTACAGCAAACAGTTTTTAGATTGTTAGGACGGCAGTTGTTTAAATTACCGTCTACGTGAAATACTCTAAACACTTCTTTATGCGGTGATCGAAACCCGCACTTATCGCATTGTAACTTTATCTGATACCCTGCTCTAACCCAGCGGGGTATTCCATGACCAATTCCGTTGGACATGCAGATTTCACAGAGACTTCGGTAGTATACTCTGTCATTTTTCTTGTAATTTACTGCTTTAGGGCGGTATCCGCACTTGCAAAGTGGTCTCATAAAAATACTTAGCCTTTTCTGCCCCTTTTTCAGGGGTTATAACGGACTATTTTTCCTGCATTCAGGTAAATACTTTGAGTAAACTATTACCAGGAGAATAGGGAATATGGCACTACAATCACCAGGCGTACAAGTTACAGTTATCGACGAGAGTTTTTACACACCAGCAGAGCCTGGTACTACTCCTCTTATCGTAGTAGCTACAGCGCAAGACAAAACGAACGGATCAGGGACAGCGGTTGCCTCATCCACAACAAAAGCAAATGCCGGCAAGGCATTTAAACTAACTAGCCAACGCGATCTTACTGATCTGTTTGGAGTACCATTCTTTGAGAAGACTGCTTCTTCAAGTCCAGTACACGGCGGTGAAAGAAACGAATACGGTCTGCTAGCAGCTTACAGCTTGCTAGGAGTCAGCAACGCAGCATTTATTGTACGTGCTGATGTTGATCTATCAGAGTTAGAAGCCCAAGCAACTGCTCCGGGAGCGGCCCCGAATAACGGCAAATGGTGGGTTGATACGCAAGCGACTACTTGGGGCATCCAAGAGTGGAACAGTGCAGATGTTAGCACTACCGGTGGACAGAAGTTTGCAGCAAAAACTCCAATAGTACTAACAGACGACGACAGTTCTAAAATTGAATCAGGCGGTGTTCCAAAAGCATCTATTGGCTCTATCGGTGACTACTGTGTTGTGTTCCAAACAGTGCAAGGAAGCGGCGCAGGTAGCGAAGAAGCTAAAATTTATTTCAAGAGCGCTGGACTACCAGTCGCTGGTGTTGTTGCAGGTGCATGGGCGCTAGTTGGTTCTACAGAGTGGGCATTAAGCCACGCAACTGTAACTGGCTCTGGCTTTAGTACTCCTATAGCAGGCAACTTTACAATTAACGGAACAACTATTACATTGACCGGTGGCGAAACTGTTGCAGCAACAGTTGCACTTATTAATGGATTAACTATTGTTGATGCTGAAGAAGCAAGAGGCGTATTTGCTAGAGCAGTTGGCGGCGAAATTTATCTTTATACTTCCGGTACTAACGATCAACCAGCTACTGTTGATTCTAGTCTGTCAACAACAATTACCATTGGTGCAGGCACTACTACACTATCCTTATTAGGTTTAGTTGCTGGCACATTTTATGCTCCAGGTCTACAGCAAACTCCACATACGCAAGTTCCAACATGGAAGAGCAACGATGCAACTGCACGCCCAACAGGTTCAGTATGGTTAAAGACAACTGAGCCAAACAATGGCGCACGTTGGAGAGTTAAGCAATGGAATTCAGCGACTGCTACTTGGGTAGCAAGCGAAGCTCCTATCTATGCTACTACAAATGCAGCATTGTATTACTTAGACCGCAGCGGCGGCGGAATCAACATTAGTGCTAACGCATTAATGGTTCAAACAAACAGCCAAGAAGGCTCGTTCAATGACATAGTGCCTGATAGTGTTACATTTAGAATGTGGAGACGGTCTGTTGCGGCCGGACAATACACAACAATTGCTACTAGCATAACAGTAGGATCAGTTGCATCTACTGGTCCAAAGTCATTCACAATTGCAGAAAGTGTTAAGGGTGTTATTGCATTAGGTACAGCAAAGACTATTTCATTCACTGCTACCAACGACATGGACGATGCTGAACTAATTGCTCAAGCAATTAACGCAGCAGGATTTGCAAACATTGAAGCAGAATCAGTAGCAGCAAGTACCGCGCCTACTAATGCAACTAACGTATTGAGCATTTACCACAAGTTAGGAGGCGACTTTAGAATTGTCGACACTGACAGTGTATTTGGTAACTTGTTTGCCAGCGCACTAAATGTATATGCTGCGCCTGCAGGTTCAAGTGATGACTATGTTGTCTCAGCCTGGGCACCATTTACAACTACTGCCTTTAGTGCATCTGCTAGCGCTCCTCTAAACGAAGCAGATGATGGACAATTATGGTACAGCTCTAGTGTTGGCGATGTTGACATTATGATACATGATGGTACAACTTGGGTTGGTTACAGAAACGCTGCATCAGATTTTAATAGCGTAGATACAACACGTATTGGATACACTCCAGTGGTATCAGCAAGCAATCCTTGGATAGCCGGAACACTAACAGGCGACTTGTGGATTAGCACAGCCGACTTAGAAAATTATCCAACAATTTACCGTTACAATTCAGCAAGAACTGATATTGCCGACGGAAAGAATCGTTGGGAATTAGTTGACAAGACTGATCAACAAACTGAAGAAGGTATCTTGTTTGCCGATGCACGTTATGACTTGAACGGCGAAGAAACTATTGCAGCTTCTATTAGCGATCTAGCTAACAGTAACTTCTTAGACTTTGATGCTCCAGATCCAGATCTATATCCAAGAGGCATGTTGCTGTGGAACTTGCGCAGAAGTGGCGGCAACGTTAAGCGTTACCAAAACAACTACGTGAATACAGCAAGTGATAATGTACGTTTTAACAACAACGAATCTATGGCAGACTATGCAACTGATCGTTGGGTTACAGCTAGCCCAAATAATGAAGACGGTTCTGGATCATTCCTACGTCATGCACAACGTGGTGTTGTAGTTGCTGCGCTTAAGAGTGCAGTTGATACAAGCAGCGAGATCCGTGACGAAGAAAGACGTAACTTTAACATTATTTCTTGCCCAGGATATCCTGAGCTAATGAGCAATCTAGTTAACTTGAATATCGATCGTGGAATTACAGCGTTTGTAGTTGGTGACACTCCACTACGTTTAGCTAGCGATGCTACAACATTAACTAACTGGGGTTCAAATGCAGAGCTAGTTACTGATAACGGCGATAAAGGGCTTGTTACTTACGACGAATACTTGGCTACGTTCTACCCAAGTGGATTTACCACAGACCTAAGCGGCGCCAATGCAGTTGTTCCTAGCTCACACATGATGCTTAAGACTATTGCACTAAGCGACAACGTTTCTTACCCATGGTTTGCTCCAGCAGGTACAAGACGCGGTGGCATTACTAACGCTACAGCCGTTGGTTACATTGATGCAGCAAGCGGTGAATTCCAAACTGTTGCACTGAATGAAGGTCAACGTGATACGTTATATGACTTAAAAATTAACCCAATTACATTCTTTAATGGTGTTGGACTAGTTAACTATGGTCAGAAGACTCGTGCAAGAAACGCATCAGCATTAGATCGTATCAACGTAGCACGTTTAACAGTATACTTACGTAGTCAGTTAAACAAATTAGCTCGTCCGTTTATCTTTGAACCAAATGATAAGATTACTAGAGATGAAGTTAAACAAGCATGTGAAAGTCTATTGTTAGAATTGGTAGGCTTACGTGCATTGTATGACTTTGCTGTAGTGTGTGACGAGTCAAATAACACAGCGGCAAGAATTGATCGCAACGAGCTTTGGGTAGATATCGCTATCGAACCCGTCAAGGCAGTTGAGTTCATTTACATTCCATTGCGTGTCAAGAACACAGGAGAGATTTAAAAATGGCTATTACATCATTAAATAATTTTGGTATCCCGACAGGAGGCGCCGGCAGTACGCAAGTACTATTGATGCCAAAACTGAAGTATCGCTTTAGAGTGACTCTCTTAGGTTTTGGTGTTGCAGCAGCCACTGAGCTAACCAAGCAAGTACAAGACGTTACTCGTCCAAAGGTAAACTTTGAAGAGATTATGTTAGACGTTTACAACAGCAAGGTTTACCTTGCTGGTAAGCCTAGCTTTGAAACATTATCATTAACATTACGTGATGATGCTAGTGGTGAAGTTCAAAAGTTAGTTGGTCAGCAAATTCAGAAACAGTTTGACTTTATGGAACAATCATCTGCACGTTCAGGTATTGACTATAAGTTCACAACTCGTGTTGAAGTACTAGACGGCGGTAACGGTAACTACGTATCAAACGTTCTAGAAACTATGAACATGTATGGTTGCATCTTAATGAATGCAGACTACGGCGATATGAATTACGCTACTAACGAAGCAGCTACTGTGGCACTAACAATCCGCTTTGATAACATGGAACAATGGGGTGCAGGAGCATCCAGTGTTGGATCTGGTATCGGTGCAGCAGTTGGTCGTACACTTGGCGAGGCAGTTACTGGAGCAGGTACACCAGTCTAATCTACGCAGTACTAGAAAAAGCTCGGACGCATTCCGGGCTTTTTTTACGGCATAAATATTATTATGGCAAACTACTTTACTCGTTTTCTAAATGGCGTAGGCACAGGGTTAACTACTCCTAAGGGAATAGTTTCTAACTGGCAGCATGCCACGCGTCTATTCATAGACGATACTATGAGATTAGCTCCTCGTACAAAGTTTAATTACTATGTGCGATTTGAGATTGATCCAACTGCCCACGCAGCAGCAGCATTTACAGCTAAACATTCTCAAGAAGTTGGTATGCTGGTTAAAACTACAGAACTTCCTAAATTTAAATTTGATACTCTTACAAAAAATCAATATAATAGAAAAAAGATTGTTTACAAAAACATCAACTACGAACCTATATCAATTACCATGCACGATGATGCAGCAGGTGTAACTAATGCATTATGGGCAATATACTACGGATACTATGTTGCTGATAGACACTTGCCAACTTCTGCGTATAACGAAAATAAATTCAGGCCTACAAAGACACCACTAGATAATTTTAGATACGGTATGGATAATAATATTTCTGTTCCTTTCTTTAAAAGCATTAGCATATACACTATGGCGCGCAGACGCTTTACCGGATACACGTTAATTAATCCAAAAATTACTAACTGGAATCACGGATCATTAGATTATGCAGCAGGTAGTGAAGTACTAGAAAGTCAAATGACTTTAGAATATGAAGCGGTAAAGTATAGTGCGGGTAATGTAGGATATGATAGTCCAAAAGGATTTGCCACACTGCACTATGATACTGTACCAAGTCCATTAAGTGTAGCAGGCGGCGGCGTAAGCAACTTAACAGGTGACGGCGGAGTCCTTGATGGATTAGAAAGTATATTTGGCGATTTAGCTAATGGTAATACTTTTGACAGTTTTGGGGGATTCTTAGGGAGTGCTATTAAAACGGTCAACACCTACAAGAATTTTAAAGAACTTTCAAAAGATAGTCTTAAGAGAGAAGCAATAAATGTTTTAAGCAACCCAGCAAATATTGCAACCGCAGTAAGCACCGTAGGCGGCCTTGTAGGAACAATATTTCCTAAAAGCTCCAGCAACACAGAAACAACTACTGCTTCACCAAAGAACCTAGCACCGTAATATGGCAACTACTAATCTCCCCGCACAAATTAAACAGGATAGTGCAGCAGGAACAAAACTATTCTTTGATAGTTATGGGCAAGCACCTTTAGAATTTAATGCTGATGATGTCAATGCAACTATTGCATTCTTTAGATCAAAAGGATTCGAATTAGATGCAGCACAAACAGTATCAACTGTTTTATTAAAACAGGCAAAGTTAGACGGTACTCCTATATTTCAAATATTAGACAGCCTAACTGGGTTTGATAATCTAGGGTTAAGTCAAGTAGTCGGAGAAGTTCTTAATAATAATAGAACTCCTAGTAGTACACTAGGATTTAGAACTGCTGATGTAAAACCAACTCAAATTAGGAATATTGCAGCATAATGGCAAAGTTTGCACAAGGTAGATATGAAGTAAAAAATCCCGAAAAGTATGTTGGGAAGAAAACTCCTATGTCTCGCAGCTCTTGGGAATTTATCTTTATGAAAATGCTAGACGAACATCCTAGCGTTGAGAAGTGGGCAAGCGAAAGCGTACAAATACCGTATAGGGATCCGCTCACTGGCAAATATACCATTTATGTTCCTGATTTCTTTGTAGTGTACAACGATAAAAACGGCGCGAAACATGCAGAGCTAATAGAAGTAAAGCCGTCTAGTCAAACATTTATAGATAAAGTAGGAAAGAGTCAATACAATCAGCAACAGTATGTTAAGAATGTAGCCAAATGGGAAGCTGCTACTGCATGGTGCAAACAGCAAGGTATCAAATTTCGAATAGTAAATGAAGGCGATATTTTCCACCAAGGCAGTAAACGTAGATAAGTAATTATATGACCAAAAAGTTAGAAGAATTGTTCAACCTAGACTCAGCAGAGCCAGAAGCTAAGCCAGTTATTGAACCTCCTACCCATTCTCAAGTTAAAAGCATAACTGATAGTTACAACGCAGTAGCAGAGATCACTCGAACATTACCGCAGATTACAGAGTTGGACGACTTAGGCGACGACGAACTTGACGATCTAGCAGCAAAAGCAGAAAAAGCCTATGACGAACTAATGGATCTAGGTATGAACGTAGAAGTACGATATTCTAGCAGAATATTTGAAGTTGCTAGCAGTATGCTAGGACATGCTATCACCGCAAAGACTAACAAAGTAGATAAAAAGCTCAAAGCTATTGATCTACAGTTAAAGAAACTAAAAATGGATAAAGATTCACCAGAAGACCCTAACGATGTGCTAAAAGGTTCAGGTTATATAATCACAGACCGTAATGCATTGCTCAAGAGTTTGGGTCAAAAGGACTAAATACTGATATGAAAACTTTTAAAGAATATCTTGCTGAAAGCAAAAAAGCATACCCTTTTAGAGTAAAAGTCGCAGGCGAATTGCCTAAGGATTTTGAAAAAAAATTAAAGGAAATGCTCGGGGCAGCTAATCCAACAATCATTGAAAAGTCTAAAACATCTGCTCAAGCGATTCCGTTGGATTTCCCAGAACTTGCAAACATGGAAGTGTACACATTCGAAGTGGTTTGTGAATATCCAATTACTGCACCCGAACTTGCTGTACACGTTGGCCACTTAGTGCCTGAATCTAATTTCAGAGTGCGTAACGGCGGCGACCCAGCTGAAGCAGAACATGCTACATTTGACCTAGACCCTAGCGGTGAAGCAGTACTAGATGAAGCAGAGTACAAAAATGAAAAAATTAAACACAAAGATTATTTTGGGGATGATTTTAACAAGAGTTTCTTAAAAGATTTAGAGAAAACGGCTAAAGCCCGTAAGAAAGAAGACGGTGTTGGGGAATACAAATTACCTAAGGCAAAACAAGACAAAGCTGGATCTATGGCTCCTATGAGCAAGATTAGTAATCCAGATCCACTTAAAGGAAAAGTATAATGGATTTTAATAAATTAATGCAAACAATGCGTGACTTAGATCGCCCGGTCAGTAACGTAGCAGTAGAAGCCTGCGGTGATTCTATGATGAGTGGAATGATGCCCCCAATGTCATCTACTCCTGCAGTAACTCCACCATCAATGAGTGTTAATCTTAATGCACAAGGTATGGACAGCATTGAAAGTTTACTAAAGTTAATGACTAAAGTAAATCCGGATATGATCAATCAACCAATGCCTAGTTTAACTCCTCCTGGACCTAGCATTGCACCTTTAAGTTTAGGTAATCTAGATAAAGGTCCGTTGAAGATGTTACCAGACTTTGATAAAGCAATGGGTGACCAAGATGGTGATGGTGATCACGACATGGACGATCACGATATGGAGAAAGATGACAGTCCAATGGACGCTATGCAGAAAGCAATGGGTGACCAAGATGGTGATGGTGATCACGACATGGACGATCACAAGCTAGAAAAGAAGATGCGTGATAAAGAAAAAGACGAATCATATGCAAACGAGCCAGATCCTGAAGTTAAAAGTGTTGACTATATGAACAACCAATTAGCCGGTGGCATGAATAAGCCTAAAGGAACACATCCTAAAGTGGCTGGCGGCGACAACCCAATGAACCGTGTTAGAGAAGGCGCCGACCTACGTGCTAGTATCCGTGCAGAACTATTACAAAGATTAGCAGAAGCTAAGGGAGCAAAATAATGGCAGATTTATATGGAACAACCGCGGGCGGCACAGCAGTTAATGTTGACGCCAATGCAAGAAGAGTATTAGGAGATGGCGCAGCAGGAGTTGGACCATATACAAGTTTTGGTACTCCTACGCTAACGGCAATTAAGATTGTTTCAGCAACTATTAACTTTACCACAACACCTACAGTTGCTAACAGTAATATGTCTAAGGCACTTACAGGACTTCAAAGCCGTGCAGAGATTTATTACGCAGGCAAGCCAACAGCATCCGGTGCTAATCAGTTTGTAGCGCTAATCCACTCTGAAGATACTGGAGACGGCTACGGAGCATCAACAAGTTTTGACGGATCTTATGAAAATCTTGAAGATGCAATTGGCGCAGCACTTGGTGTTGCAGAAAATGATATCACAATTACTGAAGTGGCATTGACTGGGTTATCTTTCGCTTAATACAGCTATAAAACCAAATAGGCTCTTCGGAGCCTATTTTTTTCAGTAAATAACAATATGGCAAAATCACTAGACGGTAATTTAATTAAGAAAGCACATGCTCCGATCCGATACACGTTAGAGGAAGTTAAGCATCTTGAAGCATGTATGCATCCGGTAGACGGTCCGTTATACTTCTGTAAAAACTTTTTAAAGATTCAACATCCTGTACGTGGATCGATTAAGTTTGAACCGTATGAATACCAAGAGAGGCTAATACAGTCATACCACAACTACAAACAGTCTATTGGTATGCTGCCTCGTCAGATGGGTAAGACTACTTGCGCTACGGGATATTTACTATGGTACACAATGTTTGTGCCAGAAGCACAAGTATTAATTGCTGCTCATAAGTACGAAGGTGCGCAGGATATTATGAATCGTTACCGATTCGGTTATGAGAACTTGCCTGACTTTATTCGTGCAGGTGTATACAGCTACAACAGAAACACAATTGAATACGACAACGGCGCACGTATTCAAGCAACTACTACAACAGAAAACACTGGTCGTGGTAAGTCACTATCATTAATTTACTGTGATGAATTCGCATTCGTGCAGCCGCCAGAGAAAGCTAAAGAGTTCTGGACGGCACTAAGCCCTACATTGTCAACAGGTGGTAAGTGTATCATTACATCGACACCAAACAGCGACGAAGATCAATTTGCTTTAATCTGGACAGAAGCTAATAAGAAGTTTGACGAGTATGGCAACGAACAAGAACTTGGCACAAACGGATTCCACAGCTTCTTTGCACACTGGAATGAACATCCAGATCGAGATGAGAAGTGGGCGGCAGTAGAACGTGCTAAAATTGGTCCTGAACGTTTCCGGCGCGAGTTTGATTGCGAATTCTTGATCTTTGACGAAACCTTGATTAATACTGTAAAACTTGCAGAGCTGTCTGGAGTTGATCCTGTAATGACTATGGGGCAAACTAGATTCTACAAAGACATTGATCCTAAGGCAACTTACTTATTGTCGTTAGATCCCAGTCTGGGAACAGGCGGCAACTATGCAGCTATTCAAGTATTTGAAATGCCTAGTATGATACAGGTTGCAGAGTGGCGTCATAATTTAACTCCTATACAACAGCAGATAAAGCACATGAGAGAGATACTGCGATATATCCAAGATCGTGGCATAGAAAAAGGCGGTGCGCCCCAGATGTATTACTCAGTAGAAAACAACAGTCTAGGTGAAGCAGCACTTATTGTTATCAGTGACATCGGTGAAGAAAACTTTCCAGGACTATTCCTAAGCGAACCTATTCGCAAAGGGCATGTGCGTAAATTTCGTAAGGGATTTAATACAACACATCGCAGTAAAGTCACAGCATGTAGTCAGTTTAAGAACTTAGTCGAAACTAACAAACTAATTATTAAATCAAAACCTCTATTATCAGAACTTAAAACATTCGTAGCCAGCGGCCTAGGATTTAATGCTAAATCAGGAGAAAATGACGATCTAATAAGCGCTGCATTGCTAATTATACGTATGGCAGATGTATTAGCAGATTGGGATCCTAAGATTTACGAAAAAATGTCTGAACGACTTTCTGAAGAACAAATGCCAATGCCGATCTTTGTAAGCACAGGATATTGATAAATATAACTATGGACGCAACTAACAACATCGCAACAGATTTATTCTACAAAATTCGTAGCAGATTCTCTGGTCTAAAATTAGGTACAGAAATTGGCGAAATTACTATAAATCCACAAGAAGCACGTTTCTTTGATTTTGACTATATGGAAGGTGAAACTCCTATTGGTCACGTTAGCATTAGTCTAGCAGAAGATAATTCCATGAAGATTTACTTCAGTCACGGAATTACAGAATCAATGGACGCAGAGCAAAAAGACAGGTGGTACGGATTCCTAAAAGAATTACGTATGTTTGCCAAGCGTAGATTACTAAACTTTGACACTAGAGATATTGCCAAAGACAACCTAGATAAAAGAGATTACAAATTTTTAACTCGTAATGCTCAACCTAAACAAGAAGCACAAAATTCAGTTCCAGTCGGAGAAGGCGTTATGGCAGAAAGCACAATGTACGGTACTAAAAGCGTTAGTTACCAAAAATTAGAAAATACACGATTGATTGTTAAACACAGTCAAAAGTTAAATGACGATATGGCACCGGGTGCCAGAAGTCGTAATATCGCTGGCCTGTTTGTAGAAAACGCAGACGGTGAAAGATTTAAATATCCATTCATTCACTTAGCAGGCGCCCGTGCTATGCAACGCCATGTGGCTAACGGTGGCTTACCGTACGATGCCATTGGTGAAAGCATCATTAAGATGAGTGAAGAGATTGCACAATTAAAGAGCTTTGGCAATTATGTTGTACGCAATGATCTAATGAACAGCGACACGAACAGTGTTGTTGAGCGTAGTACACAAGCACTTAACGGATTACGTGAGCAAATAAAAGCACTATCAAAACAAGGCCACTATGAGGCTTACAAAGAAAGTTTCCAGGCACAGCAACCTATGGAAGTTCCGCAAGAAATTGCAGAACAATTTAAAGATCAATTTACAGTGAAGAATTTCAAAGAAGATATGGCCGCAGTATTTCCTGTACTGTATCGTTTAATGAAAGAAAGTGAACTAGGCTACGACGACATAGTCGCCATGACACAAGAAGAAATCCAAACTGAAGACGAGGATTTCAACGCAGACCGCTATGACCCATTTGCAAAGTTTGAACAATGGGCTATGAATTTAGGCGAAGAAAGCGCAATACAAAGCCAAGATGAAGAAGAACAGGCAGCAGCAGCACAACAATTACAAGAGTTAGTTAGCCAGGCATTCCCCGCAGGCGTAGACGGTTCTAATGCAATTGAAAGTCTTAAAGGCATCATAGATGATCCACGATTAGAAGAAGAAATTAAGACGCAATCTAAAGAAGATCCGGAAGCAGATGTAAGAGGCCTAGTACAAGTATGGCTGGAAGCCAATGCTCCAGAAGTGTTAGAGGTATTAGATTTTGGTGATTTTCAACCAGAACCAGTGGGCGGTGAGCCGGCGACAGACCAAGGGGGTGAAGAAACTGCGCCAGAAGAAGTCCCACAGGAATCGGAAGAACAATCGCCGGAAGAACATAGTGGCAAGATGAACGTACAAGAATTAGCTGAGTTTATGCACAGCTTTTATGATAAAGATTCAGGCACATTTCCCAAAGGCCCAGAAGGCGTTTGCACTATGGTAGGTAAGAAGTTTGGTGAGCAGGCAGAAACAGTAGCTCGTAAGATGGCTGAAAGAATGGCGCCGCAACAACAAGCTCCAGAACCAGCAGAGAATCCAGAGCTAGCTCGTATTAAAGCACTATCAGGCATGTACAGTATGTAAGCAGCAATGCTTCATGAAAAGGACTTTTCGAAGTCCTTTTCTTTTGGCTTAATAAAACCAATAAAGTAGTAGATAATCGTTGACAATACTAAATAAAAAGCGCATAATAGCTTATGTGCATTAAGGCATATACAACATTTTTATTTTAGGCTATAGGAGGCATACAAAAATGGCATCACTCGCAGAAATCCGTGCTAAACTCGCAGAAGCACAATCAAAGTCCACAGGACAATCCACCGGCGGTGGAGACAACGCAATTTACCCACATTGGAACATGGCTGAAGGTAAGGAAGCAGTAATTCGTTTGCTACCCGATGGCAATTCTGCCAATACATTCTTCTGGGTAGAACGTGCAATGATCAAGTTGCCGTTCGCAGGTATTAAAGGTGAAACTGACAGTCGTCCAGTTCAAGTACAAGTTCCTTGTATTGAAATGTACAATGACGGTACTGTTTGTCCGATCTTATCAGAAGTACGTGGTTGGTTTAAAGATAAATCTTTAGAAGACATGGGTCGTAAGTACTGGAAAAAGCGTTCATACATTTTCCAAGGCTTTGTTGTTGAAGATCCTATTCGTGAAGAAAAGACTCCGGCAAACCCAATTCGTCGATTCATCATTGGTCCTCAAATCTTTCAAATTATCCGTTCAGCATTGATGGATCCAGAATTGGAAGAGTTGCCAACTGACTACCTGAAAGGTGTAGACTTCCGTATTGCTAAGACATCTAAAGGTGGCTTCGCTGATTACTCTACTTCAAAGTGGAGCCGTCGTGAACGTGCATTGACAGAAGTTGAAGCAAGTGCATTGGCAACAAATGAGTTGTACACTCTCAGCGACTTCCTGCCTAAAAAGCCAACTGATGTTGAGCTTAAGGTAATGAAGGAAATGTTTGAAGCATCAGTTGATGGCGAAGCATATGACCTGGAACGTTGGGGTCAGTATTACAAGCCAGCGGGTATGGGTCAAGCAACTGGCGATCCGCATCGTGCAACTGCTAACACAGCTACACCAGCTGCTAAAGCTAGTGCAGACTATGCAGACAGCGAGCCTGCTCCTGTAGCAAGAGTTACTCAAGCACCAACACCAGTAGCTGCACCAGCAGCAACAACAGGTGGCGATAGTCGTGCGCAAGACATTCTTGCAATGATTCGTAATCGCAAAGCAGCAGAGTAAGCAACATAAAAGAGTGGGACAGGTTCCCACTCTTCTTCATTTACAGGGACTAATATGGCAAAAGCATTTGATATTTCTAAATTTAGAAAGTCAATCACTAAATCAATCGAAGGTTTAAGTATTGGCTTTAACGACCCAACAGATTGGGTTAGTACAAACAACTACGCATTGAACTATCTTATCAGTGGACACTTTGATCGAGGCATTCCACTAGGCAAGGTTACAGTATTTGCTGGGGAATCTGGTGCAGGTAAATCTTTTATCTGTTCGGGCAATCTAGTTAAGAACGCACAAGCACAAGGCATCTATCCTATCTTGATTGATACAGAGAATGCGCTTGATGAAAAATGGCTACATGCTCTTGGTGTTGATACGAGTCCAGATAAGTTGCTAAAACTTAACATGGCTATGATTGACGATGTAGCAAAGACTATCACAGAGTTTATTTCAGAGTACAAAACAATGGATGAACTAGATCGTCCTAAAGTATTGTTTATCGTTGACAGCTTGGGCATGTTGTTGACTCCGACTGATGTTAATCAATTCCAAGCAGGTGATATGAAAGGTGATATGGGCCGTAAGCCTAAGGCACTAACCGCACTTGTTCGTAACTGTGTTAATATGTTTGGTGCTTACAACATTGGTATGGTATGTACTAATCACACATACGCATCACAAGATATGTTTGATCCGGATGATAAAATCAGTGGCGGCCAAGGCTTTATCTACGCAAGTTCAATTGTTGTCGCTATGCGCAAGTTAAAGTTGAAACTTGATGCAGCCGGTAACAAAACTTCAACTGTGCAAGGTATTCGTGCAGCTTGTAAGATTATGAAAACACGTTATGCAAAGCCGTTTGAAAGTGTACAGGTTGAGATTCCTTATGAAACAGGTATGAGTCCATATAGTGGATTAGTCGACTTGTTCGAAGCTAAAGGGATGCTCAAGAAAGAAGGTAACAGCCTAGTATACATAACCAGTGATGGCGAAATTATCAAACAGTTCCGTAAGCCGTGGGAACGCAATGAAAAGAAAGGTCTCGATGTTATTATGGCAGACATTTCGAAACATGGCGAAAAATCCGATTCAGAGATAACTACTATTGTTGAACCTGAAACGGAGATTACTGAATGAAAGAAGATTTAATTACGGATATTTGGACTATTGTTATTGAACATATCCCTGAGAAAGCAAGAAAAGATGTTGCAGCAGATTTTGTAAACGCTTTGCTAGATCATGGGATTAAAGAAAGCGTACTAGAAAGTTTAATGGGCGTAGATCCATATCTAGATCAGGCTATTGAATATGCAGTAGACGGTGAAGAAATCGAAGAACAAGACGAAGAAGATTACGAGGATTAAATGAACTGGTACCACAAGGTTAGTAAAGATATAAGCAATATTCCCGATGCTGTGGCTTATTATGAAGCTGAATTAATTCATGCAAAACAAGATGTCCGCATAGCGGGAAACATTGAGAAAGCAAGTTCGCAAATGCCCGGCATCGTAGAAAACCGCTTTAATCAACTTCAAGAGATTGAAGGTATCCTTGAGTACTTACACATTGAACTTCGTAGACTTCGTAGTCAATATTTTCGCAAGTATCTTGAAAATTATCAACGAGCTTTATCTTCTAGGGACTGTGAAAAGTTCGTAGAAGGTGAAGCTGACGTTGTAGACTTTGAAAAAATTATCAACGATTTTGCCCTATTACGTAACAAGTGGTTGGGCATTATTAAAGCACTTGATCAGAAACAATGGCATCTAAGCAATATTGTTAAATTACGAGTATCAGGATTAGAAGATGCCAGTCTTTAAACACAGCTATAATAGTAGCAGATAAATATCTGCATGAAACGTATTATACTTGTCACTGGCGGATACGACCCTTTACACAGTGGGCACATTGCCTACTTCAACGCAGCAAAAGAGTTAGGCGATGTTTTAGTCGTTGGTATCAATAGTGACGGCTG